GACTTTTCAGATGGTATTGCTTTTGTCATTGCTTTAGTTACTGCCATATCTATTCCTCGTTACATTTACATTTAGGTTGTGTTTTTAATTCTTCTATTTCTGCTGAAAGTTCTTGGACTGCTTTGACTAATATCGGTACAAACTTGCTGTACTGGATTCCATATTGTTCACCATCTTTTGTAAGATTAGTTGTAAGATTAGTTTTGTCAGCTATTTTATAACCAGCTTCTTTCTCTAAAACTTCAACTGCTTGAGCTTTAAAACCTACGTCTAACCAATCTTCTTTATGTGTACCATCAGGTGTTTTATTAGAATACTTGCTTCGTTTATCCCAACGATAAGTAAAAGGCTCTAGTTTTTTAACAAAGTCTAAACCTAAATCTAGCTTAGTAAAGTCTGTCTTATCTCGTTCATCAGAAGCTACTGTCCAATCTATTTGAATGTGTGCTGCAGTATGATCTCCATTACCTATACCAATAATATTACTGGCTGTGGTAACTGCGCCTCCGGGTCTGCCAGAATTTAACGCATTAGTACCAAGTGCAATATTGTTAGAACCTGTTGTAATTGTTTGTCCAGATGCATAGCCTAATCCAGTATTATGAGTGCCTGTTGTAACTCCTGTCAGTGCTGCATATCCAATAGCTGTGTTAATGCCGCCTGTTGTTGCTGCAGTTAAAGCAAGAGCGCCACAAGCCGTGTTTGTAGCACCTGACGTGTTTGCATTTAAAGCACTTTTACCAACTGCTGTGTTATTATCACCAGTTACTACACCTGATAATGATATTGAACCAAGAGCAGTATTATTAGCGCCAGTTGTTAGCTCATCCATAGACGCTTGTCCGATCCCTGTATTGTGATCGCCACCTGTATTAGCAGCACCAGCACCGTTTCCAACATAAGTATTGTCGGAAGCTGTCGTTATTGCCTTCGCAGAATTTTTACCTACACTGGTGTTTCTTGTTCCAGTAGTGTTTGCTTCTAATGCGCTGTGTCCAATTCCTACATTATCTGAAGCAGTTGTGTTTGAAAGTAAAGCATTTTGTCCAACGGCTGTATTAGCACCACCTGTTGTGTTTGCGTGTAAAGAATTTTGACCAACTGCTGTGTTATTGCTACCTGTAGTAGTATCTGCCATAGATTCTGAACCAAGTGCTACATTTAGAGTTCCTGTGGTGTTTGCAGCTAACCCATTATAACCAAAAGCCGAGTTGTTATGTGATGTAGTGTTAGCGCCTAAAGTATTATGTCCTACGGCTGTGTTTGCTGTTCCTGTGGTGTTGGCATCTAAAACTTGAAAACCTACTGCTGTATTAGAAGCAGCGGTGGTGTTTGCTTGTAAACATCTATAACCGATTCCTGTGTTGTTAGCTCCTGTGGTGTTAGCTCCTAGAGCGTTGTAGCCCATTGCTGTGTTGTTTGCTGCGGTGGTGTTGAGAGCTAAAGCACTATGTCCCATTGCTGTATTTTCTGCGCCTGTAGTGTTTGTGTGTAAACATTCAAAACCGACTGCTGTGTTGTTTGCTGCGGTGGTGTTAGAATCTAAAGCACTTGAACCTACGGCTGTGTTTGCACCGCCTGTAGTGTTTGCTCCTAGTGCAGAAAGTCCGACACCTGTGTTGTTGTCTGCTGTCGTGTTGGCATCTAAAGCTCCTTTACCGACCGCTGTGTTGTAATCACCAGTTGTGTTAACTCCTAGAGCATCAGTACCAACGGCAGTATTAGCACCCGCTGTTGTGTTAGCTCCTAAAGCGGCTTGACCAATTGCAGTATTACTATCTCCAGTTGTATTTGCATCTAAGGCAGCAGCACCGACTGCAGTATTTTTAGTGCCTGTGGTGTTTAATCCTAAAGAATTATAACCAACTGCGGTGTTGTTAGATGCTGTTGTGTTTGTTGTTAAAGCTAAAGCTCCCACAGCCGTATTAGTAGCGCCTGTAGTGTTAGCGGCTAAAGCAGTTTTACCTACCGCAGTATTAGTAGATCCTGTAGTGTTTGCAGTTAAGGCATAAGAACCAAGGGCTGTATTACCAGTTGCTGTCGTGTTTACTAGTAAAGCACGCGCACCAAATGCTGCATTACCTGCACCAGTAGTGTTTGCTCCAAGAGCAGCATAGCCCATAGCAGTATTTTCATCTGCTGTCGTGTTGGCGTCTAAAGCTAAAGAACCTACAGCGGTGTTGTTAACGCCTGTGGTGTTTGCTCCTAAAGCACTTTTACCAACTGCAACACCATCTGAGCCTGTGGTGTTTATTGCTAGAGCTTCTAAGCCTACTGCCGTGTTTCTAGCACCTGTGGTGTTTGCTGTTAAAGCACTTGTACCTACGGCTGTGTTGTTAGAAGCTAGATTAGCGGCTAAAGCAGTTTTACCTACCGCAACATTAGAAGAACCTGCAATGTTTAATCCTAAAGCACTTGAACCGATAGCTACGTTGCCTAAACCTGTTGTAAGTTTAGTTAACGCTTGTGCGCCTATACCAGTATTATTATCACCACTTGTTAGATCATCGAATACTTCATTACCAAAACCTGTATTATCAGAAGCTGCATCTAGTGTACCTGTACCCGCATCGTTGCTGATAAGCATACTGCCTACAAAGTTTGTTTTAGGGCCTGTTATGCCTACTGTATTAATTGTGCTATCAACAACAAGAGTGCTTGCCATATCTACCGCACCATCTATGTCCACGACATCTAGGTTGGCTGTACCTGCAACATCTATTGCACCACTAATATCTAACGTAGCTGCATCAAGCTCACCACTTATAGTAAGGTTTCGTACACCTGTATAATCTTTGTTAGAGTCCAGTATAACAGCTTTAGAAGCTACTGCAGTACCTACTGCTGTACTACCTATGTCTAGAGCATTAAGCTCTCCTACTACGGCTGTGATGCCGTCTAAGGCATTAAGCTCTTCAGGTGTTGAAGTAACCTGAGTATTACTTGCTGCGGCTAATACAGGTACAGCACCTGATACGTTAGGTAAAGTAATTGTTCTATCTGCTGTAGCGTCTACAATAGTAAGTGTAGTTTCGTGTGCGTCAGCAGTAGCGCCTTCAAATATAACAGCATTGTTAGCACTCATAGTAACTGAGTCTACAGTACTAAGTGTACCACTAACAGAGATATTAGTAGCAGAAAGAGTTCCTGTACTTGGGTTGTATTTTAAATCACCATCTGATTCTAAACCTAAGTTACCACCGTCTAAGTCTCCACCTGCTGTAAAGATAATAGCGTTGTTTTCGTTGGTGCTTTCGTTGTCTGTAATTGTAACTGTTGTAGCTATTGCAGATGTACCTGAGTACCCACTAGATGTAATAGTTCCTAATGAACTTCCTGCGTCAGCAAAAGTAACTGTGCCTCCGTCAGCATCAAGAGTTATGTTGCCTGCCACATCTAATGTCATATTTCCAGAGCTTAGAGCTATGGTAGTACCATCAATGTTAAAGTTATCAATATCTATACCAGCATCGGAAGTTATTTTTCCAGCAGAAACTATAGTAGAACTATTAGTTATAGCACCATCTACTTGTAATGTAGAAGCCATATCCACAGCTCCATCAATGTCAACAACATCTAAGTTTGAAGTACCGTCTATGTCTATGTCACCACTAATATCTAGAGATGCACCTGTTAAAACACCAGCAACCGCCAGGGTAGAGGCCATATCTACAGCACCATCTATGTCTACAACGTCTAAGTTTGTAGTACCGTCTACGTCTAGATCACCGTTAAAGTCTACGTTACCTGCGACTGCAAGTGTAGTAGCCATATCAACTGCGCCATCTATGTCTACAATATCAAGGTTAGATGTACCATCAATATCAATGTCACCACTAATGTCTAATGCTGTACCAATTAAAGTTTGTGTAAGTGTAAGCTGACCGTTAGACGCTATTGTTATAGCATCTACATCTGAAGCAGAGCCTATTGTTTTGCCGTCACCAATAATAATATCATCAGTAAAAGTAGCAATACCTGTAACACCTAATGTACCTGCAACAGTAGCGTTTACATCTACGTCTAACGTATCAATGTGTGCAGTACCGTCTAAGTATAAGTCTCTCCATTCCTGTGAAGAACTACCTAAATCAAAAGCACTATCTGTGTTAGGAATTATATTACTGTTAATGTCTGCACCAAAGACTACGTTGTCTGCAGCAGAATCACCAAGAGTAAGTGTACCACCGTTAAAAGCTGTAGTACCTGTAACTGTTAAGTTACCACCTACGGCTACGTTACCTGTAGTAGTTATAGCATCTATGTAAGCATTTTTAAAATAAAGAGAACTTGTACCTAGATCAACATCACTGTCTGTAACAGGAGAAACAACACCGTCAGATATTCTTACTTGCTCTACGGCTGCACTAGATACCTGTACAAAGACTCCCCAACGATTATTAGTACTGTCTGCAACAATTTTATTTAAAAAATCTAAGTCACCAATAGTATGAATATTACCGCCTTGTCCAGCAGTTCCATCGTGTCTGTGGCCTGTAGATGAAGCACTACTTGAGCTATAAGCAAAAGCATTTAAAAGTTGATTATATTCATTGTTAAAAAGCGCGGCAGTTATAGTATCTCCATCTGCTATCGAACTTTGTCTAGTATATGTTTGAGCCATAATTTAATTCTCTCTTATTATTATTGTCTTCCCGATGGTCTGTAGTTTATATATAATCCATTTATTGTGTAAGGAGCATTTGTGTCCTCACTAAAAATTTTAAAGAAGTTACTGTGTCCACTTCCTTGAATAGCCTGTCTTATTAAAGGAGATTCTGCCGCACCAAACTTAACTGTTGCTGCAAATATAGAAGAACCAAAAATAGCAGGATCGTTTGTTTCTAATGAAACATCTGGAGGCTGTATTCTATCTGTAGTGTCAAAATCAAATCTAACTCTTAATGTAGGATCTGTTGCTCCTTCTGGTCTTAAAGATACTTTAACGTGATCTAAAGTTTTTAAAGTTCCGAAGTCTCCGTAATCATAATCAGGTGATTGATACTCTGCTAATATACTTGTTAGAACTCCTTCAGGATTAAAAGAACTTCCTGTATCGTGGTTATAAATATAACCGTTCCTATCTCCGTGATAAACTTTTTCTTTACCTGCAAAGTTAAAACCAGAAGCTATAGCAGGGGCTTGTATACCTCTTACTTCTGTCCATTCAAATCCTCTAGCTGTGAGAGTTCCTGTAATACCTTTTGAGTTTAATGTGGATTCTGCAGAACCACTATAGTACATTCTATATTGAGACTTATCTCTAAGTACTACACTACTAAATTCATAATCAACAATGTTATCAAATATTCCGTTTACAATAGGTTGTATCATTTTACTAACAGTTCCTAACTCAACGTCACCAATTCTTGCTGTACCTGCAATAGTTCTGAAACCATCAGGAGCGAGGAAAAGCAAGTCACCTGCAAACTCTTGTATAGTTTTACCGTCTACACAACCTACGTTCTTTGTAACTGGTACTATTGCTATTGTACTTGAATCATTTATGTTTTGTAACTTATATATAGAGTTTCTACAGAATACAAAAAGCTCGTTACGGAAAGATTTTAAACCTACTACTTGATCGTCTAGTACAATACTGCCTGATCCTGTAGAAGTAAAATCATCTATGTCACTTGTACCACTATAGAATATAGTATTTAAAGCTGTAGCTGCACCTGCAACTACTAAATGTTTATCGTGGATTACACAGAACTTAGGGAAATGTGTACCACTTACTGTTATTTCTTTTGCAAAAAAAGTTCTACTACTTAATGCATCTCCAGTACCTGTCATCTTAAAATAGAAAGGTTTTACTCCAGAGCCTTCGTCAGTAATAATAACTTCACCGTATGTAGTATTACCTTCAAAGGTTGCAAAGTGTGCTTTACCTTGAGAAGTTCTAGCTGAAGCACTACGACCTGAAAAGGTACTAAAGTTATCCCCACCACCTGCTACACTGGCTTTATTAATCTGTAACCAACTATCACCGTCTTGACTAAAGTATATATTAGTACCTGAAGAAGCTATTACACCGTCAGCATATACAGTCATACCTAATATTTCATTAGAGGTATTAGGTCTTGTACCATCTCCTAGTTGCGTATAGCCGTTAATGCGTCTATAGCCACCGCGTGTAGAGATTTCAAAGTTAGATAATCTAGTTGCTACTCCTGGTCTTGTTAAAAGCTCCATAGTATTACTGGATTTATCTAAACCACCTTGCAGTGCAACTGAAAAAGGCTGTGATGCAGCCACTAGAAATAAACTCTATCGTCTGTCATATTTTTAGGTTGAGGATTAATAAGATTAGATTTCATTCTTTTCATTCCTTTTTTATAATCATCTAATGCAAAAGCCGACTGTTGTAAGTTTTCTTTAAACTGATGCACATAGTAACGTGTACGAGCTGTAATAACAGAAGCGTATTGATCGGGTAGTATTATAACATCTCCGTGTGCAGCAAGTTCTGTAGGAGAAGCAAAAGCATAAAAATAAACTTTATAGACTTTATCGGGTATAGGGCTTATACCAAACTTACGATTATCAGGACTACGAATAACGTATTTAGGTTCTCCATAGTTCTGTGTGTCTGCATCGTCAGCGTTTTCTGAATCTCTAATATAACGTGTCCAATCTGTAAGCGTTATAAATCTTAATCCTTTAGATACAAAAGGTGCAGCTTCTCCTGAAACACCTATTGTTGTAAGATAAAAGTTATCCCAATCTATTGCAGCATAATCTGTTGTTATACTGGAGCTACCTGCTTTAAGAAGATACCATCGAGTACCTGCAACAGTAGATACATTTACGTTCCCATAGAAAGGATCAGTATCTCCACTGGTTGCGGTAGCAAAAAAAGGTAGTTGGGGTTCTTCGTTAGCTATATCGTTTAATGATTTATTAATAGATTCTTTTACAAAAGCCTGTATTCCTACAGCACTTGCAAAATTAGCTGACGTTAGTTGAACTTCGTTTAGTTCTCGTAATACTTCGTTAGTCAATGTTAAATATGTAGTAGCCATTACTTACCTTTTTTCTTACCAAATATATTATCGTAGTTATCATTGTAATTCTGTTTAGCTTTACCAGAATACGCAGTACCTAGCAATCCTAAGACTCTAGAGCTTTTCGGCTTACTAGAGCCATTTAGGATTATAGGATTTTTGTCGCTGCCTAATTGTGGCATAGGCTTAGTCTAACTGTTCAAATTGTACAATATACTTAACAGTTGTAGCTGCTGTAGCTAAATCAGCACCAATAGGTGTGAGTCTAGCGTG